TATTCTTTATTATCATCCCAATATTCTAATATATTTTTAAAACCTTGATAGTATTCTGGTTCCCAATAATAACCATAATCTTCAATATCCTCTTCATCAAAATTTAGTAAATAGTCTTTACCATAATACCTATCCAAATCATTTAAATTTTTTATTTTAGATAAGATACCATCAGCTATACCATAAGATTCAGAATCATAACTTAAAGAGTCTAAAGCGTCATATAATGAAAAATGGGCTTTACTATCTTTAACATTAACTAAATCATACATTAAATCAAAATTTTCCCTTTCACCCAAATATTCTACCATTTGTTCAAGATTATAAGCACCACCTAATGGACTTTCATTCACTGGAAATGATTCTAACATACCACCATCCTCTAAATATTTAATATATCGTTTTACTTGGTCATCATAAAATTGATTTTCTTCTGTGTGTTCTATTTCGTTAACATAAGCTATTTTATCACCACCATTGGTGCTTAGTTCGTAGGTGATACCATCTACTCTTTCGTATCTATGGTAATCATCTGGTACAACTCTTGTGATTTCATATTCATCACCATCATCTTGGGTGTAATACTCAACACTCTCTTTTTCTAAACCCTCCCTTAATAACTTTTTAATTAAATCTTTCATATACTATAAATATCAACATAAAACAAAAAAGGCCTCTCTAATGAGAAGCCTTTTAAGTTTATTATATAAGATTATTATTATCTTAATTCTGCAACGTTGAATGTTGGAACACCATCAACTCTTACGTGACCGTAGAATCTGTTGTTAACAACTTTCTTCGCATATCTTGTCATAATCCCCTTCACTGGTGCGAAGTTAAATGGATTGTACATTGTAGGCGTTAATTGCATTGGCACGTATGGTGCGTAGATATACCCTGTGTCTAATAAAGATTTACCTTTGTGACCGATAATCATTGAGTATGAAGGTGCGTAAGGGTCTCTATATACTTGGTATCTACCAGATAATGAACCTACTCTTTCAATACCCATGTTGTATTGGTCTTGCTCTGGGTTAGCATCACTTACGTGGAAGTATTCTAAATCATCAAAGATTGCAGAGATTTCAGAAGATACTACGATGAAGTTTGCACCACCTCTTAAAGTAGACTTATGGATTTGTGCTGAAATTTGGTTAACTTTAGTAATTAAAGTTTGGTTCCAGTCTTTTTGAGTATAAGGACTTGCAGCTGAAGAAGCTTTTCTCCATCCATTGTAATCCCATCTTAATTGCCATGCAGCAGCTTTTCTTAAGTCTCTTAAGATTTCACGGTCAATCTCAGCAGCAACTTGCTCTGATAACATTGCAGTTAACTCAGCCTCAGCATCGATGTTGTGGAATGCACTAACGTCTTGCGCTAATTCTGGAGACCATGTAGCTCTTAATTTTCTTTCTTCAACAGAAACAACAACTTCGTCTAATTTGAAAGAAACTTCACCTAATTCAGTTTCTAATTCTAAAGAAGCGTATTCAGTCCAAGTAACATCGAAGTCACCACCAGTGATACCAGACATAGCAGCATCAGCAGCGTCAACACCAACGTATCCATCGTAAGTTGAAGTAGTAACAGCTGGGTGAGTTAAATCTAATTCTAAGTAGATAACACCAGCGTCATCACAGATAGAATCGTATTCAACGATACCTTTACCATATTTTTGAGTTACAAGTCTGAAAGGAACTTCAGCAGCATCAGCAATAATAGTTTGGTTATCTTGGTCGATTAAAGCAGCACCTAAACCGTTAGTAACTTTTAATGAAGCTAAGAATGACTCAGTATCCATTTGGTTACCATCTGGACCAGTTAATCTACCTTTGTTAGTAGAAGAGAATCCAGATACTCTTAAGATAGCAGCTCTTACAGAACCGTCAGTTGCAGTAGGTAATGAAGTAATATCACTTTGAACAGTGAACTCACCATTAGCACCAAGAGTAACTAAGTTACCATTAACAGCTTTAAGTGTTGCAGTACCTTTAGAGTTATCAAATAAACCATCGTTGTAGTATAAGTCATAAAGGTTTTTAGCCTTCATTGGTGTAATAACACAGTTACCTAAACCAACACACTCTGGTAATTGATTCATACCTGTATGTGCAGAATATGTAGAACCATCAGCGTAGAAATCTCCAGCGTTACCAGAACCATCAACTCTGTTAGATGTTTGAGGTACGAAGTAGAATAATTTACCGATAGGCATGTTCATAGCCTGTACAGATACGATATCGTTAGCTAATAATTTAGAGAATACTCTTCTAACGATAGGGAATACTACTGTTTCGAATGAACCAGAAGATGTTGCATCAGTTGCTTCAGTTAATAATGAAGACGCTTGGTTTTCATATAACTGAGCGATGTTTTCTTTAATGTGTCCGTTAAGACCGTCTAAGAACCCTAAAGAATCCCATTTTGCTTGGGTTTGCTTTCTGATTTCTTTCATGTGGTCAAGTCCAATGTTACCAACCACTCCAGAATTTAATAAATGTGACATAATTTTTATTTATTTTATTTATTTACTTATTATCTATTATTGACTCTTTTCATTAAGTCCATAATTCTTGAAGTCTCTTTATCAACGTAAGCTGTAGACTCATTTAATTGAGTTGACTTAGATGTTGATACTTCCTTCATAATTTTATTTTCAATTGATTCGTTAAGCGGTTTTCTATTTTTAAGCTCACTCTCAATTGTTTTGTATAGTCTCTTTGACTCCTTAAGAGTTGAAACTTCATTATCAAATCTTTTGAAAATGTTTTCTTTCTCATCTTTAGTTGTCGAATGCTCCATAAATAACTTAGTTACGTAAGTTAAATTAGAGTTAAAAACTACCGTCTCCGCTAACATAGTTCTAAATTGTTTAAGAGCTTGTTTGTACTCATTGTTTCTACCCTTAAGTTCTTTAGCTTCTGTTAATAGAGTATTATATTTTTTGATTACCTTAGATTCGTTAACCTTTGCACCAGGACCTTCTGGAGCTCCGATTGAACCAGGTCCACTTTGATTTCTGTGTTTACCAACACTCATACCTAAACCAGATGAAGTTTTTTCTTCAATTGGTTCTTCACCCTCAGCAACTTCGTCTTCTTCAGTTAATTCTTCTGATTCTTCAAGTGACTCGTCTTCTTCAGACATTACCATGTCACCTTCAGCGTTTGCGTGTCCAGGTTTTTCTTTAAACCCTTTCTCACCACCTTCATCAGTAGTAGAACCACCAAAGTTATCACCAGAAGCGATAGGTGCTTTAGTACCCTCAATGTTTTCCATCTCATCTAAAGCGATTTCATACATAACTTCGTCTTCAACTTCACCAGCTTCATCATCCATATCATCCATGTAATCCATAGAGTCAACATCGATTTCTTCACCACCTTCAACTTCACCTTCTCCAGTTTTAATTACAAACTCTCCAGGTTCGTTAACAGATAAATGAACTTCACCAGCTTCATCGTCAACTACAACTTCGATTTCATCATCACCAGTTAATTTTTTATAAACTGCAATAACGTCATCGTCAGATGCTGTTGTCATATCTATCTCGGCCTCATCATCCGATGCTAATGCATCCATCCCAGATTCGTAATCACCCTCAAGGTCATCACCTTCTATTGAGTCCATTGATGCTCCAACTTCGTCACCTTCAATTTCAGATTCCTCTTCACCAGCTTCGTCTTCCTCTTCACCAGCTTCTTCTTCCTCGCCAGTTTCTAATTCTTCCTCACCAGTTTCTAATTCTTCTTCATTATCAGTGTCAACATCTTCTTCTAAATAATCTTCTTCTAAAGATTCTTTCACGATACTATCAATTTCTTCCTTCGTTAATGAAGCAAGTATTTCTTTTGAGTTGGCATTTAGAGCCTCTTGAATTCTTTTAGCATCCAAAAGAGCTTCATCTAAAATTGATTTTTTCTTATCAGCCATTTTTTTTATTAATTTATTTTTTTATTAATTTTATAAGTGGATAATTTTCCCACTTGTTTATAAATATGTTATATTTTCACAAAAAACCATTTTTATAAAATTTTTTTAATCTAATAAAAATTTATTGATATCGTCTATTAATAAATTATTTGATTTTTTAGTTGATTCAGTAAATGGTTTTGCTTCCTCTTTTTCTTTAAACATCCAAGAACCTGGGGTACTTGGTGAAGTTACCACATCCCAACAAATGATTTCAAAATCATCTTGTACTATATGGTCACCATTAATTTGTTTAAGAGAACCAACACCTCTTGATGATACACCAATCATGATATTATTTCTAATAAGGTTAGCGACTTCATCACCCTTAGTAGATACAATACCGTAATTTACATACCCAGGTGACATAAGGATTTCCATCTTACCCATTAGGGTTTTACCTTCCCACCATGTTTCAAGTATATTGTGTGAAATTCTATCACCAGCAATGATTGAAGATTCTGGGTGGTCTAATTCACCAATAGCTCTTCTTTCTTTAATTAATTGTTGATACCTTTCAACTTCTCTCTCAAGAATTTCTCTTGGGTAGATTCTTCCGTTCCTGTTCTTAACCCCCCACTTTTGTAATACCACATATAACTCTAATGGGTCGGTGATAATTTGTTGACCCTTCTCCAACTTCTTAATTTCATTAATGAAGTTTTTGTTTCTTTCATCACTTGGTGAGATGTATCCAGCATCTTGTTCGATTAAATAACCGAAGCCAGCATTACCAGGTTTTATAATTTTTATATCAGACATATCTATTTCTTTAATAATAAATATGTTGTTGATAATAAAAAAACCCCGATTATTAAATCGAGGTTCTTATTTAAGATTTTGTTTTGTGAAAATCAAAATAAATTGTGTTATCTAGAACTTCACAAATTATATCATTTAATATATTATCTAAATTCTCTTGTATTAACTTTTCTTGTAACTTAAATGTGTGATTTTGAAAAAGCGTTATCTCACAATTCATATAACTCCTTTTCCCATATTCAATACCAGATTCCCTCATATCGAAATCTACAATAGTTCTTTTAACTTGGAATAAGTCTGAATTTAAATCTTCAAAAAGTTTGACCTTAAGTCTCTTTGTTAAATGTCTAATGGCTTGGGTGTAATCTTCAATATTTTCATCCTTTGGTTCTCCCCATGCTGAAATGTTTATATATAAACTCTTTGGGTTTTTATTGTCCACGGTACCGTAAACTACATTGTAATTCATATAACTTTTTTTTATTAATTGCTTACCAGTTTTAATTATCATATTGTCATTATTTTTATTAACAATAACTAATATTTTTTAAAAAGTCAATAACGTAATTTATTTGGTTATAACATTAATTTTGTTTGAATAATGCTATGAAAACACCAAAAGCGATTTGAACCACAGCCCATACCGTAGTAGCCACAGTCTTAAATGTATTAAGTGCTGCAACATCTTTTTTCATTTCTTTAAGGGTGTTGGGTGATGCCACATCATCCATATAACGCTTCCATTTACCAATAGCTTCAACTTCTTTCTCTAATGCATCAATCTTACTTAACTTAATGTTAATTTCGTTAAGTGTTTCTTGAATTTTTTCATCATTTTCATTAAGTCTTTCTAATTCAGCTAAAACTAGTTTAGAATATTCATTCCACCCATTTTGCGTTACACCGTTTTTATTAATATCCATTTTTACAAATTAGTTAAATCAACATGCATTCCAACCATTCTCACGGGTTTACCTTCACTATCCCATTCGATAATTTTACCCCTACATAGAATCTTGACTAAATGCCCATTTTTATGTTTATAATGCGCAACAATCTTAAATGGTACTTCACCATCACTCTCAATATGAGCATCAAGTGTTTGACCCATTTTTTCTAAATCCTCTGGTACGATAAGTTCTTCCCATGTTCTTGGACTATTTCTTAACTCATGATTTTCGTAACCCAATTGTTTTTTATAAGTGGTACTTAGAAAAGCTGTATCCTCTTGTAAATTCCAATCCCATAAACCATCAGAACTAGCATCGACTATTGCTTGTAGAATTTCTGTTCTACTAAATATATTCTCATCTCTTTTAGTTAACTCTTTAACAAGAGATTTTAATTTTTTTAAATTGTCCCCTTTTTTCATAATTTCTGCCATGCTATAAATCAGTTATGTCAACGTGAGTACCAACCATCCTAACTGGATTTCCTTCACTATCCCATTCAATAACTTTACCACGACATAGAATTGTTACAACATGACCATCCTTATGATTATATCTCGCTGTAACGGCAAATGGGTACTCACCCTTACTTTTAAAATGTTTCTCGACCTCCTCAAACGTTAATGCTAAATCCTCTTCAAAGATTAAATCTTGCCAAGCAGACGGATGGTTTTCCATTTCATCTTCAGCATAACCAAGTTGAGATTTAAATCCTGGGCTTAAGTATTCATAACCCTCTTTAATATTCCAATCCCAATAACCATCAGTTGCTGTTTCTAGTATTAATTCCAATAATTGTTTAGATTCAATTATGTCAGAATCTTTAATACTAAGTTGCTCAACCAACTCACGAAGTTTATCTATATTGTTTGACTTCTGAAACATAGTTATTATTATTATTATTTTTTTAAATCATTCTTTAAATTAAGAATTTTAGTGATATCGTTTTCAAATGTATCAGCATTGTATGTTCTATCTAAAAGATTTTCTTTTGCAGCTAAAAGACTTTCCTTGATAGTTACATCAGCATCCTTTAATTTTTCATTGATTAAAGAAATACAATCTTTTACACCTTCTTTTAATAAGTCTTCTCTACTTTCTTTATCACTCTCAAGAATAGTTTTAACAACTTTCATCATCGATTCATCTAATTCAGCATAAGTTTCATTAAATTTATCTATAGCGATTGTTGCTAATAATTCATTTGAGACTCCGTTCCCCTTAACTTCTTCCTTAATGATATTAGTCTTAACAAATTGAACCGTTTCATGTAATGAATCAACGTAAGTATCAACATCCTTAGAAAAAATAAGGTTAGATATATTTTCGTGAAGACTCTTCTCATTGTAATCTTCTTCTATATTTCCACCCTTACTCAACTCAAATAATTTTTGGTTGGATTCAAAAATAGATTTTTTATCATAATCTTTTAAAGATTCTAAAATCTTTTTAATTTTTTCTGTAGCTTTTAATTCATTTTCTTCTACCATAGACTCAATCTTTGTATAAACATCGAATTGAGTTTTAAGAACTTTATTCTCCTTAAGCATTTTGATGTATTTCTTAAAAAGAGTTTTTTTAGTGTCATTTTTTTCAGAAATCCCTTCAGCTAATATAGTGTTGAAAATATTTTTAAGTTTACCAAAATTTTCCATAATTAAACATTTATTAATAAATATCTTTTATTCACGCAAAAACCTTATTCATCAAGCATTTTGTCAATATCGTTAATCATACCATTAATGGTTTCGTTAATTTTAAAATTCTTATCAGAAATATTGACTCTCTCATTAACTATAGTCTCTTTGTTTGGGTTGATTGAATTTAATAACTTACCAAAATAGTTATCTTGATACTTCTTAACCTTCTTATTATATCTTTGTTTATTTTCCGTTATTAATTTTTCAGTTCTTTTTATTGATTCACCAAAAGCAGTTTCTTCTTCACCACCAGCTTCTTCACCACCAGCTTCACCTTCTTCACCACCAGCTTCACCTTCTTCACCGAATCCACCTTCTTCACCGAATCCACCTTCTTCACCACCAGCTTCACCTTCTTCACCGAATCCACCTTCATCACCTTCACCACCGAAGTCTAGGCCACCTCCGCCTCCACCTCCGAAGCCACCTCCGCCTCCGAATCCACCACCAGATTCATCACCTTCACCACCTTCTTCTGAGTTAGACGCACCTTCTTTAGCTGCTTCAATGTCACCATAAATTTTATCAACTTCATCAAATGTACCAGTATGTTTAATAACGTTAGCTGTATTCTCCATTTCAGTAGCAGCAGCCTTTTCCATTCTTTGTTCAAGTAAATCTTGTTTAATTTCATCGTCAGACCAACCAAGTATTTCTCTCTTACCTCTAGTCATAGACATAACACCAAATCCATTACCAGCATCAGAAACAGCATCCTTGTAAAGAGTAACCTTAGCTTGTAATTGTTCAATTTTAAGCATCTCAGCTTGAGTAGATGGGTTGTTAAGTGTGAGTGTGAAATTATCTAATTCATCTTCAAAACCTAATAGGAATAAATGTAATATAGCAATCTTATTTAATTCCATAATCATGGCTTGTTGGATTCTATTTACTGTTCTAGTAAACCTTACATCTTGTAATGCTAAGTTTTTACCCTCCCCCATGGCTTCATCAAACCCTAAGAAAGACTTAGGAACTCTCAATGCTGTGAATAATTTTCTTTGTAGATATTCAATATCAGCAATCTGGTCCAAGTTAGAAGCACCTGGAAGTGTATCGATTGGGTTAGGCGCATCTTCACTTCTTACTGGGATAAAGAAATCTTGGTCATTAGCCATTTGATTATACTTCAAATCAATTTGACCAGTTTGTGGGTCAATAATTGGCATTCTTTTAAACCTGTTAGCGATTTCATCTACGTAAGAAGGTACATCTTCATCATCAATGTTACCAACATAAATCTTATATACTCTTCTCTCTGGTGCTCTTGTTACCCTGTAAATAAGCATAGCATCTTCAGATAAAAGAAGTTGTTTCCAAATTCTTCTAGCCTTCTCCAATACAGAAGTACCGTATGGTAATTTTCTATCATCACCAAGAAGTCTAAAGTGCGCTATTTGCCATGAATTAAATTCCATGTCTCTACCTCTCCAATGGAACTTAACTGGTGGTGCAGCTTCTTTATCTTTATTAGCTAAACCATTAAATAAATCACCTTCTCTTCTTTCAATTTCAAAGTTAGGTAATTGTCTAGCACCAAGTACACCATTAGAATCATCAATATTAAGGAATACGAAATTATCCCCATATTTACAAGTGTTTCTAGTCCACATCGGTAGTGACGTATGGATATCAAGTCTATTGAAAAATAAATCTTCTAGGATAGTTTTAACTCTATCAGAATTAGAATAAACGTTAAGCATTCTACCCTTGTCATTAACAGTGGTAGATTCTTCCATCATGATATCAAGTGCGGCAGATATTTCTGGGTAAAACTCCATACTCTCAAAATCACTGTAACTACCAATACGAGTAGTTTCATAATGAATTGATTGTTGAAAAAGTTCTCCATCAACTTTTCTCCACATCCCACCAATGTACTTATTTTGTTGCGCTTGTTTCTTAGCAATCTCATAATCTTGTTTATTTTGTGTTTTTAATAAAACATCATTACCAATAGAATATCTATTAGTTTGATTTTTAGGTACATTGACACCATCTGTTGTGAAGATGGTATTTAACCTTTGAAATATTGTCATTTTATTTTTAGCCATATTATTAATTTTTCTTAAGTATAATCAAATTTTTAAAAAATTAAATGGTTATTTTACATAATCACATTGCACATAGGCCTCACGTTCAGCTTGACCATTAATTAAAACAATCACATAAGAATATGTTGTTTTAAAATCATTACCTTGACTACCAATTGGTGCAACACAAAAATATTTTTTACCACCAGAAGTTTGATTTACTTTACTAGCATTTTTCTTATTACTAGTGTCTGGACACCACTTATATAGTTTACCACCCTTTTGTGTACCATTTTTCCTAGTAAACCCCTTACCGCAATTACTCATAATTTTATTATTTTAATCCGCTTAACACCCATAAATAATCCCCTCTTGGGTCTTGCATATTTTTTGATGTGTTTCTATCGAATTTAGGTTTCGGACTTGCTTTTTTACCTCTATTAGCTTGTGACACAAATCCAGTGTTATAATTGTCACCATTTTTATTATTACCATCAGTTCCACCAACTTTCCAACTACTAAGCATGGCTTTACTTTGTTTTTCTAATTTTTCTAATTTTTTGAATGAATGTTCTAATACCCATAATGGCATAGCAAAAGCCATAAGTAAATCATCATGGTAACCATCCATGTGGTCAGCCTTACCATTCTTATAGATAAATGTTTTCATTTCAGATGTAGTCCTTCTAGACCTTATTTTAATACCATTACTTCTAATCATAAACTCTAAGTGTGCAATCATAGGTGTTCTTACACCATTAATATTAAAGCCTGGTATCTTACTATCTTTGCTATGAAAATCTAGTTGGCCCTTTTTACTATTAAGTACCTTACCTCTAGGTTCATCATAATGTAAATACTTATAGTCTAACTCAATTAGTTTTAATACGGTTGATACACCCATACCACCAGTAATATCAACCACAGTATACGCTTTGTATAAATTACCATATTCGTAAACTAATTCAGCAAGTAAATCTGGTTGTATCTTACCTTGATATTCCATTACTTGGTCCATAGTTGTGAAGTCAATAATAACTATTGTTGAACTATCTTCACCATCACCCCTAGCAACATCAACCCCCATAATATATTGATGACCTTCAACTGGTTTTTCCCAAATCCAGAATTCCTTTTCTCTACCATCAACCCATGTTGGGTCTTTTACATTATTTTCTTCATGGAATACAATATCCTCATCTTGTATAACATTACCACCAGACCCAAGAAATGATACATCAAGCTCTTGTGCAATCTTTCTTGAGTTATTATTAAGAGTCATACACATATTTTCGTACCATGTAGAAGTTGGTTTATAACCATCTTTAATTTTTTTCTCATAGTTATCAACTATAAATTCAACTTCCTTAATTTCTTCTACGATGTCACCAGCTTCATTTTTCTTAATCCATCTAAGGTCTTTATTATATCTAGGGTCCTCAAACCAACGCATCTCAACAATGTTATAATTGTTTTTACCCGTTTTAGATTGTTCGTATGTCTTATAATAAAGTGGGTCCATACCATTTGGTGTGGATATAAGCATTACCCTACCACCAGTGGCACATGATGACATAGCAGCAGCATAAACTGCATCACCATTGTCAATAAATGCTGCCTCATCGAAAACAAGGTAAGTTGGTGTATAACCCCTAAGTGCATCTTCAGAAGTAGCAACAGCAATAATTTGTGTTCCATTTGGTAATTCAATTTCTATCTTAGAGTTCGATATAAATATATCCCTCTTTTCATTTTCTTCAGAACCATAATAATCTGGTCCCCAAATCCATCTAGGTAATTGGGTTAAATAATCCTTAATACCTCTAACAAATTTTTGAGCTAATTTTAATTTATTGGCAATGATTAATATGGTTTCTGGGTTATCTGGGTCACAAAACCCAGCTTTAATAGCCATATAAGCTTGTGTGGTTGTAGAAATCCCCGCCTGTCTAGGCTTTGTTACCAAATTATATGGGTTCTTTTCATACGCCCTTACAATTTGCTTTT